ATCAAATACAGGAAATAGTAGAACTAAAAATAAAAATATGGTCTGATCATGGTACTGAAATGAAAAGACTAGAAATATTACTTAAGGAAAAACAAATAACTCAAGAACAATATGATTTAGCTGTTCAAAAAGAAAATATAGCTTATCAAACTAAACTAAGAGAATTAGAACAATTAGATGCTAAGCTTAAAGAAGATTTAGCTAATATAATTGCTGATCCTTATAGAAGAATAAAGGAAAAGCTAAATAGACGTAAATTAAGAAGACAAAAAAGAAAAAATAGAAATAGAGCTGAACGAGCTAAAGCAAGAAGAGATTTAGCTAAAAAAGTAGCTAAAAACGCTGCTAAAACATTAGCACCTATTCTTGCATTACAATTAGCTAATAAATTTGCTTCTGTTTTATCTCAAAGAGCAAAATTAGAAGAGTTAGTAGACCAAGTAAATGTTTACATTGAACAAGCAAATACACCTGAAACTATTGCTATTGCAACTAATTTAAGAAATAACGCTATTACTTTAATTAATAGTAGTATTAGAAAATTAGACAATTTACAAAAAACAATATCACAAATATCAACATATATAGCTATATTTACAGCAATAGTAGCTGTATTATCTGCTATTCCTATTCCAACTGCTGTGCCTCCTGGTATTGGTATTCCTGTAAGTTTAATTACAAGAATTGTTAAATCTTTAAATAGAGCAGCTTTATTAATTGCATCTATAAGTGTTGTAGCAGTTATTGCTGTTAGTATATTGGAAAATGAAATTGCTAAATTAAATGATTTAATTGAAAGACTAAAACAAGTTAATGCATTATTGGATACACAATCAGCAACAAACTTAAATGAACAACAACTTGCTGATTTATCTAATACTTTTCTTCCGACTGGTGGGGATTTCGATTTATATAAAGGATTTAAATTTGCTATTAAAGAAGAACAAACATTAGGAGTACAACAAGCCATTGTTGTAAAAGGTAATAAACGCCGTTATGCAGTTGCGATTGATCGTGATGGAGTTGAAGTATTAAAAAGCGACTTTTCATTTACCTTAGATCCTAACGATCTGGTAGACCAATTAAAACTAATTATCGATCAACGAAATTTACAAGGATAAAATATTTATAATTATGAACATCAAAGTATTTAAAAAATTAATTAAAGAAGCCGTAATTGATGCTATTCATGAAGAGTTACCATACATTCTTGAAGAGCATATGGTTAAACAAGAGAAAAAAGCATTGCGTGAAGGTAAAGTAATAAGCTACACTAGTGCAGACGTAATGCCTGGTAACCCAGACGTTAAAGCGTCATTACGTAGTAAAATGGGTGAAGCTTTTGGTTTTCAACAACCTCAACCTCAACTAAAAGTAATCGATGCCGTTGATGAGATTACTGGTGAAAAAGTAAATCCGTTTGCAGCTTTTATTGCTGATGCTGCTGCTAATATGTCACCAATGGATAAACAAGGATTAAGAAATTTAGAATAATATGCCAATACCTCAAACGATACGAGTAAATCCACTAGATTTACAGAAGAATATTGCAATTGGGGTATCACTACCTTTTAATGGTCCCGGCGTATTTAATAAAACTTATACTACTAAGGATCAAATTAAATCTAACTTAGTTAATTTATTATTAACTGATGTAGGTGAAAGAGTAATGAATCCTAACTTTGGATGTAATTTAAAAAGATTTATATTTGAAGGAATTACCAATAATAATATAGAATCATTAGTTATTAGTTTAGGAAATAGCATATCAATTTTTATTCCTGAAATAACAGTGACTAATATTGAATTAGTTCCAACACCAGATAGTAATTTAATAGATTTAACTATAGATTATTATCTTAATATATCACAAACCCCAGACCAAGTAACAGTACAATTTCAATAATAATGGCTAACGAAGATAAAAATATATCGTATTTAAATAAAGATTTTGGAGATTTTAAAGCATCATTACAACAGTATGCTAAAACATACTTTCCAGAAACGTATAATGATTTTTCTGAAGCTACACCAGGTAATATGTTTATTGAAATGGCATCTTATGTTGGTGATGTTATGTCATTTTATTTAGATACTCAAGTACAAGAAAATTTCTTATTATACGCTAAAGAAAAAGAAAACCTATATGCTCAAGCATATGTAATGGGTTATCGTCCTAAAGCGTCATATGCTTCAAATACTACTGTTGATGTATACCAAATAGTTCCTTCTATTAATAACGGAGGAGTTACTACTCCTGATTATAGTACTTATGGTCTTATAATTCCGGCTAATACTGTTTTAACTTCAAATACAAACGGTACTAAATTTATAACGACACAACAAATAGATTTTACTGATACAGGAAGTACAGAAATAACATTTATAGATTCTAATAACTATTTATTTAAAAAATCATCCCCAGCAATATCTGCAGAAATTAAATCAACTACTATTAATGTAGGATCTAATCAAAAGTTTGCTACTACTACAATTACTGATTCTAACATACTACAAATATTAAATGTTACTAGTAGTGATAGTAACCAATGGTATGAAGTCCCTTATTTAGCCCAGTCTTCAGTATTTAAAAAAGCTACTAATCCTACTTCAGGAAGTGATGGTGTTTCTTATTTATTAGAATTACAAAGAGTTCCTAGAAGATTTGTTTCTAGAATATTATCTGATAATACATTACAATTAGAATTTGGAGCTGGTTTATCTACAGATAAAACGGATAGTCAAATCATACCAACTGCTGGAAATATAGAATCAGGTTCAGTACCTGGTATTTCGTTATTAACTAATAATTATAATGAAGCATCTACTTTCTTTACCCAAGAGTATGGATTGGTACCTTCAGGATCTTTAACAGTAAATTACTTAGTTGGTGGTGGTATTACATCAAATATAAATGCTAATGACTTAACAAATATAGATACAACAGGTATTTATTTTAAAAACACCCCAGGGCCCTTATCAGCTTCTGTTTTAAGTAGTGTTATCTCTTCAAATCCAAACCCTTCAGTAGGAGGTAGAAACGGAGATACTGTTGAAGAAATTAGACAAAACGCTTTATATGCTTATTCAACTCAATTAAGAGCTGTAACTAAAGATGATTATATAGTAAGAGCTTTGTCAATGCCTTCTGAATATGGTGTTGTTTCTAAGGCTTATATTTCTCAAGATTTATATAATAATCCTCAACAAACCGTATCTTATAACCAACAAAATAATCCATTAGCATTGGATTTATATGTTTTATCTTATAATAGTAATAAGCAAATAACAACAGCTTCCGATACATTGAAAAATAATTTAGTAACATACATTAACCAATATAGAATGGTTACGGACGCTATTAACATTAAAAACGCTTATTATATTAACATAGGTATTAATTTTGATATAACTGTATTAAGTGGATATTCTAATAAAGATGTTTTAACATCTTGTATATCTACTTTACAAGACTATTTTAATATAGATAATTGGCAAATAAACCAACCAATAACACTATCAGAAATTTCTTCTAAATTATTACAAATTAAAGGTGTACAATCTATAATTAAATTAGAAGTAGTAAATAAACAAGGAGGAGATTATTCACAATATGGATATGATATTGCAGGTGCAACTAAAAATGGTAATATTTATCCCTCGTTAGACCCAGCTATATTTGAAGTTAGATTTCCTAACACAGATATTCAAGGTAGAGTAGTAGTAAGTTAAAAATTAAAAATATGAATTTAGAAAAATTAAAAGGACATGTTCCTGATGCTGTAATAGCTCAAATTCCTGCTGTAATGGATAAATTTCAAATCAACACCCCATTACGTTTAGCTCACTTTTTAGCCCAATGTGGTCATGAATCTGGTGGGTTCCGTTTAACAAAAGAAAATTTAAATTATAGTGCTAAAGGTTTAATGGGTATATTTAAAAAATATTTCCCAACTGAAGCCCTAGCTAAACAATACGAGCGCAAACCAGAAAAAATTGCTAACAAAGTATATGGTAACAGAATGGGTAATGGCGCTGAAGCAACGGGTGATGGTGCTAAGTATTGTGGTCGTGGTTATATCCAATTAACTGGTAAAGATAATTACACTGCATTTGGTAAATCTATTAATGAAGACTTAACTAAAGATCCGACAGTAGTAGCAGGAAAATATGCATTATTATCAGCTGCATGGTTTTTCAATAAAAACGGTTTGCATAAATTAGCAGATGGCGGTGCAACTGACGCAGTTGTTACACAAATCACTAAGCGTGTTAATGGTGGTACTATTGGTTTAGCTGATCGCATTAAGCATTTTAAAGAATATCACACGTTATTAGCGTAAAATAGTTTGGTATTTAACATATTTATATGTAGTAATTACTAACTATGGCAGTTTATAAAATATTCCCCGAAAAGAGTGCTACAATTTACTCACTTTACCCAACACTAAACACGGGTAATGATGAAATATTAGAAATAAGTACACTTGAATCTATTAATAATAGTAACGAGGTGTCTCGTGCTTTAATTAAATTTCCTCTTTCTTCGATTAATACTGCTATGAATTTAGTTTCAAGCAGTAATTTTTCAGCTTCTCTAAAATTGTATCTAACTAATGGAAGTTCAGTACCAACCAATTTTACATTAGAAAGTCACCCCTTGTCTCAAGACTGGAGTCATGGTACTGGTAGATTAGGAAATGTTCCTGCTACTACAGACGGTGTTAGTTGGGAGTATAGATCTGAAGATGGCATTAATCCGTGGCCTACAAGTAGTTTTCCTACAGGTACAACATCATCTTATTCTACTAATCCTGGAGGTGGTGTTTGGTGGACTTCATCTTTATGGTATGGTTCACAACAATTTTTGCCCCAAATTCTCCCTCTAGATACAGATATTAACGTAACACAGGTAGTAAATGCATGGCATAATAATACTATAATTAACTATGGTTTTATAGTTAAACACCAATCATCTTATGAATTTTCAACAGCTTCTAAATACGAACTAAAATATTTTTCAGGAAATACACATACAATATATCCACCTTCATTAGACATATATTGGGATGATAGCTCATATTCTACAGGATCATTAAGTACAGTTACATCTAGCTATTATGCAGCTGTAATAAATAATAATAAAGCTGAATATCAACAAGATTCAGTTCAAAGATTTAGAATATCTGTTAGAGATTTATACCCACCAGTTGCTTTTAGAACATCATTAAGTTTTACACCTACAAAATGTTTACCTTCTTCTTCATATTGGTCAATAAAGGACTTGGATACCGAAGAAATTGTCGTAGATTATAGTACTATAGGTACTAAAATTAGCTGTAATTCAACTGGTAATTTCTTTACAGTATATATGAATGGATTAGAACCAGAACGTTACTATAAAATTTTAATTAAATCTGTTTTATCAAATGGTGAGACAGTAGTAATGGATAAAGATTACATTTTTAAAGTTATAAGATAATGTCTCAAATACCAGTACAAAAAACTGTATTTAATAAAGATACCTATAGTAGAGTAATTGATACTCAATTTAGCCAATTAATAAATCAAGGGGCTACTGAAGATACTTTATCTTTTACTATAGATGATTTTTTTCAATTATATGATGAATTATTTTATCAAATTCCAAAAGAAGGAGATATTAATTCACATCAATATATTTTACAACGTGAAGCTGATTACTTAGGTGTTAGTATTAGTCAAGATGATATTCAAGCATTATTAAATGAAATTACATCATTAAGACAACAAGTACTTGAAGCACAACAAACAATAAACGACTTGACTAAAAAATAATGGCGAACAATATACAAATAGTAGGTTCAATTTTAAATACAGAAGAATTATCTCGCTACAATAGTGAGGATACTAGTTTATTATCTTCTAGATTAATACAAGAAAATTTTGGTCAACAGAATGATTATATAGAATATTTTATATATGATGCGGGTGGTAATCTTTTAAATATAAATTATAACTATAAAAATTTTAAATTACCTCCTACATATGGATTAAACCCAGCCCCCTATGAAGATGCTGTTGGTGTTGTTTCTAATTATACTCAGTCTATTTCAACTTTACCAATAATTGAAATTGATCCTGTTAGTGATTTACAAGCCTTAGGATATTCATCAGGCGAATTTAAAGTTCAATATAATTTCTTTTCTAATCAAGTTTCAGATCCAAGTGCAGGTTTATTTTTAAAAGAAATATCTGCAGATAGAACTGAATTAAGAGTAGGATCAACTATCCTCACTAATGAACAAATTGAAAGTGGCTCTTTAACCCTTATGAACCAGATGTCTGGTTCTTCTTATTTTGTTGATTTTTTAATTAATTTTGGTAATAACGTTCAAGTATTAGCTGTTAATGTTGCTTTAAATAAAGTAGAAACAGGATACGAAATATTATTTAAATTATATCAACCACTACCAGACAATATTCAAGAAAAAATAAGTTTATGGGTTGTTGAAGAAAAAGTAAATCCATATTCTTTTGACATTAATTTAGATAAGTTAATTTTACCACCTCCAATCCCACAATTAAGAGGACCTAATTTTGGTATTAATATACCAAATCAAAATAATGTAGCTACTTCATACCAAACATATACTAGTTTAATTAATAGTGTACAAAATGTATCTACTTCATCTTATCAACAACTTTTAAGTTTAATTACTTCACAAAGTATTGATATTAATGTTGATTATACTGACTATAATAATTTTATATTCTTTAGTTCAGCAAAACAAAGATTGGTTAATTTTTATGGTAAAATAAAACAAATTGAAGATTATAATAGTCTTATATCTACTTATACACCTAACGTTTCTACCACTAGTAGTTTATCTTTTGAAATAACATCTTCTAAAAACGCAATTAATACTATCATATCTCAATTTGATGGATATGAATATTATTTATATTTTGAATCAAGTTCATATACTTGGCCTAAAACTAATTCATCATTACCATACATCCAAGCTAGTACGTCATCTGCTAATAGTTGGTATGAAGCTGCTACGGGAAGTGCAGAGTCATATGATAACGATAATTCAAACTATATAGTTAATACACTACCATCTTTTATTAAAGATGATACCAATAATGAGCAATATATTACTTTTGTAGATATGGTTGGTCATTATTTTGATAATGTTTGGATTTTCTTACAAGCTGTAACTGATATAAATTTAGCAAATAATAATCTAGAACAGGGTATTTCTAAAGATTTAGTATATTATCAATTGCAATCATTAGGAACCAAACTATATAACCAATATGGAGACTCAGATAATGTTACTTTCTTAGTTGGACAAAGTGGAAGTGCTACTTGGGATAATAATTTTACTTCTACAGGTTCTTACTTAAATACAATTCCACGTAAAGATTTACTTGCTGAATCATATAAAAGAATTTACCATAATCTACCTTTACTATTAAAAACTAAAGGTACAACTTATGGTTTACAAACATTAGTATCAACTTTTGGTATTACTGGTAGTACACTACAAGTTAAAGAATATGGTGGTGATACTAAAGCAGGATTACTAGATGAATTCAATAACGATAAAGTAAGAATTGTATCTAATACTATTACAGGAAGCGTATTATCTCCATTTATTAGTTTACAATCATATCCGACATCATCTACTCAGTTTAGAACAAATGATCTTCATTATGTTGATATTTCGTTTTCACCACAAGAAAAAATTGATATATTTGCTTCTGCTTCAATTGCAGCTTCAGCAAGTGCTACTTGGAGTTTAGATGATTTTATTGGTGATCCTAGAACCCAATATAGTAGTTCATATCCAACTTTAGAAGTTGAGCGTCAAAAATATTATTCTCCATTAACAGCATCTATAGTTCCTTTTAGTAGCTCTGTAGGTACAGAATATATCAATGCAACTGATTATAACAGTTTTATTAGACTAATTCAGTTTTTTGATAATTCATTATTTAAGATGCTACAGGATTTTGTTCCTGCAAGAGCAAATTTATCAACAGGTATTACTATTGCTTCCCCTGTATTAGAAAGAAATAAATGGTCTTATGCTAACCCTTCTTCTACATCTGAAATAGAAACAAATGAAGGTACAATTGATGGAGTTGGTATATCAACTGAATATACTACTTTATATAACGAATTATCAGGTAGTAAAGTAGCTTATTATGATGGTAACTTAACAGGTAGTTATGTAAATGTTTATAAGTATTTTGAAAGCTCAAGTATAAATCCTTACTTAATAGGTTCAACAGGGTCTTGGAATGCTCAACATACTGTAAGTGAAAGTGCTAATTTAAATAAATTTTTACATTCTGATTTTAACGTATTATTCAATAACGTCTCTAGTAGTTTAATATCATCTACTAGACAAGATATACAATATGTTTTTGGTACAACACAAAGTATATTATCACCAGCTGAATTGCAGGATTCATATGAATCTTTAAGAACACATCAATTATCAAGATATGAAGGTGTTAAATTATCTAGCTTAACATATAATACTTATACTAGTGCTTCATCAACATATAATGGTGACACCTCGTTTGGTAAAACAGCAACTATAGACCATAATTCACGTAAATTAGGTTTATTTACAGATATAGTTTCATCATCCTATTTACCAGGACGTAATAACGTTAGATTATTATATTTAGTAGATGAGTTTGGTGGTTTAACTGAATTAAATTTACGTAATAAACATTGGCAAGAAGTTCAAAATACTTTTATACAAAGTACTACTTTAGATGTATCTCAATTTGATAACCAGAAATTCAGTAATCAAAAGACAACAGACGGTACTAAAGATATTTTTGATAGTGGATATACTTACTCTCCAATATTATATTTTCCTACTTGTAGTGCTAACAATAAAATTTACTTCCAGTTTAATGGATCATCTAATAGTTATTTAGCTTTAGCTAATACATCAGGAACTGGTTCTAGAACAATTAGTGGATTTTCTACTAACAATTATCCTTTATCTGCAAGTGAAGTTTACAATATATTTGATAGTATAAATTTAGGAGGAAGTTACCTTAAACCAGGTACATTGTCTCAATATCCAACGTATTCAGTTCAAGAAGGAGGTAACCATAAAGTTAGTGGTTCATTAACTATGACTATCAATATGCCTGAGGGGGGTAATTCAGTTTGGTCATTGGGGGTATATAAAAATGCATCTAATACCCCATTAGTTTCAACTCAACAAACTATTAATATATTAAATGAAGCTACTGCTTCTGCGGGCCAATATACTTTATACAGCTACCAATCAGCATTATTTCCAACTACCGTAATTAGTAATAAATCTATTCTTGCAGGCGGTATAAACTACCCAGCTGGAACTACATTTACAAAATGGAATTCATATTTTTTAACGGGTAGTGGATCCCCTTCTTGTACTTTTGGTGGTGGTAGTGGTGATTGGTATAGTTTGTATAATTTTAGTGGTATAATAATAACACCGGTAGATTGTCCTTTTGCTAGTGTTACTACTAGATTTGAATTTGATTGGGAGATGTATAGAATAGATGATTTTGACACCCCTGCAGGATCACAAACTGTAACATTTCCACTAGATTCTAGCACTATAAGTGTAGATAAAAATGATAAATTAAACATAAGATTTAAAAAAGATTCTTCTACAACTAATAACATAACAGCATCTTTTGATAATATTGGTAGCTTATTCATAAGCTCACTTTCAGTATCAACAGGATATGCAGATACAGAATGTCCGTATTTTAATTCATCCTCAATGGCTATTTCTTCTTCTATTACTGGATCAGATAGTGTAATTATATTTGATGATGCTTTATCAAGTTTTTATGGAGGTGGTTACACTTTTGTACCTAATCCACTTACTGGATCTGTAAATACTTTATATGGTACTTATGGAGATGTAGATTATCCGTTTATAATTAAACCACAAGATATACTAGTTGTTTATCTATCAGACGGTACTTATATAGAATCTAGAATATTAGAAGTAACAGGAGGCGGAACTAGCTCACTACGAATAAAATTAGATGCCCCTTTATCAACACTTTTAAGAAATGATTTAACCGTAGGTAGTGGTGCTTATAGATCTTTCTTAATACTATCACGTCTAGAAGATGAAACAAGTGCTTATTTAACATTTAAAAAACGTGATGGAAAAACATCGTATGGTTTTTTAATACCAAATGATATATCACCTGAAGTTTTAGCTAATATAGACACGATAACTAAAGAGGTAAAACAAAAATTAATTAACGAACAATCAGCAATAGATAATATTAGTGGTGGAACCTTTGGATAATATTTGGTAATTTAACATATTTATTAGTATATACAACATAAAGAATTATGGCAATTTTAAATCCTACAACAGTAACTGTAGATGCAATATTAACTACGAAGGGCCGCGAATTATTGGCTCGTAACGATGGTTCATTTCAAATTACTCAATTCGCATTGGCTGATGACGAGATTGATTATACTTTGTATAATCCTAATCACCCATCTGGATCTGCGTTCTACGGTGAAGCAATTGAAAATGTACCTGTATTAGAAGCGATTCCAAATGAATCACAAATCATGAGATATAAGTTAGTAACTTTACCTCGTGGTACTTCAAAATTACCAGTCATTAATATTGGATATAATAATATCGCATTACGTCAAGGTGCTTCATTAACAATTACTCCACAAACATTGAACTACTTAGGTTCAACAAGTACATTTGAAGCAAACGGATATACAGCTACAATTGCTGATTCTCGTTTAGTATCTTCATTCTCAGGAACAGGTATCACTACAACAACACCAGTTCAAGGTTTAAATACAACTACAGGAGCTGTATTATCAGTAACTCAAATTGGTACTTCATTTACATTAACAGGTACAACAATTAATACATTATTTGGTTCTACATTAACACAATTAACTACAACAATTACAGTAATTGGTAGAGATAGTGGTGCTAGAATTACAATTCCTTTGAATATTCAAAAAGTATCAACAATCTAATTTAACATATGTCATTTTCAAGATATAACCCAGAAGATTCAGTAATTAGCTCCGAAACCGTAGTACGTGGTTTGTGGAGTGGAGATAACAACACTATAGGTAACTTCTTTACAGCTAGTACTTATACAGAATATTACTTAGATGTTTACAATAACTGTGAATTGTGTTCTGGTTCTTCAGTACAATTTTCAATCCAATATGGTAACATTAGTGGCAGAGGCTCTAAATTGATTAACTCTGCTGTAACTGGTGCTTCACCTTCTCGTATCGTATATGGTGAGTATAGAAATCTAGTTTATGGTACTGAAGATGCTTATTTTTCTTTTGATAATGGTGCTACAACAGGAAGTGATATTTTTGTTATTAATGTAGCTCGTAATCGCTACAAAGAATCTTTACTACCAGGTTCATTTAATTTAACTTTAACTAGTGGTAGTAGTACAATTAGATTAACAGATGATAGTGGTACTACAAATTTAACTCGTTATATTGGTGAAAATAGAGTATTTTACATTATTAGTGGTAGTAACGGTACTGGTTGGAATGCAGCAGCATCATCTTCTTATTATGGAATGATGTTCCCTGATTTAGATATTATTGTTTTAAATGCTACTTCTTCAACAACAGTAAATTTATTACCTTATTTTGCTCCATTAGGAACAGCTACTGGTTCTGCTCAAAACAATCATATTAAACTTTACAATTCAATAGTAGCAGGTTCTTCATTCCAATTAAGATCTCAAGAAACTGTTTCTTCACGTTATTTCTTTACAAGAGTAAAGAATAGTGATTTTAACTATACAACAAACCCATCTGTTATAGATGCAAATGGTAACTTATTATACACAACTTTAATTAACAATCCACAAACATACGTTACAACAGTAGGTATGTACAATGATAATAATGAGTTATTGGCAGTTGCTAAATTAAGTAGACCATTAACAAAAGATTTTACCAAGGAAGCCTTAATTAGAATTAAATTAGACTATTAATGCATGTCGGCGTTCAAAAAACTAAGCAAATCAGACGTTACGGTCGTACCGTATGCCGCTAACAAGCAGTGGAATTTAAACCAGTGCTCGTATCCGACATCTTCAGAGTATTTTACAATTTATAAAGGAACTAATTTAACAAGTAGTTTTGATGCTAATACTGACCCTATTACTGAAGGTCAATATGAAAGATTGGTTTATGCTCAAATAAATGAGTTATTTTACCAATCATATTCTTCCTCTTTAGATACATCTTCATTAGCAAATTCATTATTTTATGAATCTGCTTCTCAACAACGCCCTACATCATCGTATTTTATATACAATGATAATCCTAAATTAATTAAGAATTTTCCAACAGGAACTAACTCTAGTATTAGAGTACTTGCAATTAACCAAGATATATACGGTAGTAAAGTATTACCAAATACTTTTGTTTTAACCTCATCTATATACAATATTACAGATGATGGTTTTGGTAATCTTTATTATTATGGTTATTATCATGTAGGAAATATATTTTATGCTCATGGTTTAGCAATAATTACAGATCCTCTTTTTCAAGGAATATTCCCACTTCCAACACTAACTAAACCAGCTACTTTTACTTTTTATAATAATACTATAAATTCTAGCAGTATTGCTAGTTATATAGATAGCAGAGATACAACTGTTGATTACTCAACATTAATATTATCTGGAAGTCCTTATATTGTTCAGAGTGGAAGTACAAATAATATTATTTTAAATACAACTACCCCAGGAACTTACGAAACATATTATAGTATATATGGTACAATAACAGGTAGTTGTGGAAATGTACTTAGTAATAAAGCTAAAATAACAATTAATTTACTTAAAGTTACTAATTGTAATTTTGCTGCTTCTGCAACTTCTATAAACGTTGGATGTAATTTTACTTTAATTGCTTCTTCAACACCATTTACACCAACTCCTACTCCTACACCAACCCCAGTAGCAACTCCAACGCCAACCCCAACACCAACTCCTACGCCAACCCCAACTCCATCACCAACTCCAACCCCAACACCAATAACAACCCCAACCCCTACACCTACCCCAACTCCTACATCATTACCACCAATACCAACCCCTACACCAACACCAACACCAACTCCTACACCAACGCCTACACCAACGCCTACACCAACGCCTACACCAACGCCTACACCAACCCCAACACCTACCCCAACTCCAACTCCAACTCCTACTCCAACTCCAACACCTATATGTACTTTAGCAGGTGAAATTACTTTACTAAATTGTAATTTAGCGGGTAATGTTTCTTTAATTCCTCCAACTCCGACTCCTACGCCAACGCCTACACCTACACCGACACCAACCCCAACACCTACACCAACACCAACCCCCACTGCAGTTCCTAACTGCGATTTAAACGGCAATATTAACTTAATACCATCCTAATTAACTTCAAATATTTATAGATATAATAAAATTTAATTCAATCACAATATTTATTGATACATGGCACTTCCTATAATAATAACTTTAACAACAGCCGGATCTGATACAGGCCCTTTTGATTTATATACTTGTACATCTAGTAACTGTACATCATGTAGTGGGTCTGCTTTTGCAACAAATGTACCTAGATCATCTATTACAGGAAGCGGTTATTCTACAACAGTACCTGATGGTACTGCTGCTATAAAAGTTGTATCAACTGGAGCTTGTACAAATAATGTTTGTCTTGTAATTCCAACACCAACTCCTACTCCAACGCCAACACCAACACCAACTCCTACACCTACTCCAACTCCTACACCAACTCCAACCCCGACACCTACCCCAACACCAATCCCAACTTCTTATTTATTCTATGCTGCCCCATCTAGTACAAATGCTACTAATGACTTTATTGCTTATAACCCAGCTGGAACTGGATCGATTACATTTAGATATAGTGGAAGTAGTGAACAATTTGGTACATATATCGCAAGAAGAGTATCACAAAGTGATAGAATTACAGCTTATACACATAATGTATGTGCTGATAAAGCCTCTGTTACATACAATATGAATTGGGCACAAGGATCAACCCAATCAGCACCAGAACTTGCTGCTTACTTCATCCATCCAGTATCGATGGGTACTATAACTGATGTAATAGACACAGTAACATCTGCTACTTATGCAGTAGAACCTGTTGGAGGTCTTACTTCAAATGCTCAAAGTACATTTACTTATAATGGAACCTCATACAGAATGTATAGATGGTTAGGTTTACAAACACCAGGAACAACAGCAACAATTAAAGTTAATACATGTTAAAAAATAATTAATAAAAAGATATGGCACTTTTCCCAATACAAGGAGGAGGATTTAAATTATTTAATCCCATCACCACTCAAACATCTGCGTCTTTTTATGGTACGCATCTTTCTCATCAGGGTATAGGGGGATTTCAAGAATTTCCTTCTAGTAGTTATATATATAGCATACCAATTGGTTCAGTAATGAATACTGATGGTTGGTCATCAGGTAGAAGAAAGTTTGGTATGATTGTATATGATATTACTGGTAAAAAGTTCTATCAATTAAAACCAAAAATATCAGGTTCAAATACAGAAGTAAGTGCTTCTCAATTTATAAATGGTGGTGCTGCACAACAAATGGTTTGGTTGGATCCAACACAAACTAGAGAAAATGATGATTTTGTTCCAATTACTGGTTCAGGTAATCCTGCTGAAGCTTGGAGTGAACTTTATTTAAATGGTGTTACTATTAATAATAACTCAAATAATTATCTTTTAACAGCAACAGGTACTACAAATACAATTAACGGTGAACAAAATTTTACATTTGATGGTACTACTTTAGTTCTTACAGGCTCTTTAAGTGTTTCTGGTTCAATAAATGCACAATCATTCTTCCAAAATTCAAGTCGCACATTAAAAACAAATATTATTCCATTTGAAAAATCAGCTATAAATTTACTAGATAGTATAAGTGTAGTTGAATTTAATTATTTAAATGACTTAACTAATAAACATATTGGATTTATTGCTGAAGACACACCTGTTGAATTATCTACATTAAATCAAAATGTAATGGATACTAACTCAACTGTTGGTGTTTTAATTAAAGCAGTGCAAGAATTAACCCAAAAAGTTAATGAATTAGAGTCAAAACTTAAATAATTAAATAGTGAGAATAAACGGTTATTTAGTAACATGGGATGATTTAGCCATAATGGGCACCTTGATTAATCCATCTAATCCAGCACCCACTGGTGATAAAATTGTTACTAAAGAAGAAGGTTTAACTTATTACCAATTTCAAACAACTCCTTTAGAATCATATACTTCTAACCAATGTCCTCCTTATGAGGCTTGGGTAGCTATAGTAGCAACCCCAACACCAACACCTACTCCAACACCTACTCCAACCCCAACAGGTACCCCAACACCAACCCCTACACCGAGTCCAACTGAAACACCTACACCCACACCAACTCCTACTGTTGCAACTCCAACTCCAACAGCAACTCCGACGCCAACTCCAACACCTACTGAGGCAACTCCGACGCCAACGGCAACCCCTACACCAACACCAACACCTACTGAAGCAACTCCAACGCCAACTCCAACTCCAACCCCTACACCAACACCAACTCCAACCCCGACACCAACTCCAACTCCTACTGCAGCGACTCCAACACCCACACCAACTTCTACTGTAGCAACACCCACACCAACCCCAACACCAACACCAACAGCAATAACACCAACTCCAACTCCTACACCTACTCCTACTCCTACCCCAACGGCTGCAACTCCAACACCTACCCCAACACCAACTCCAACACCTACTGCTGCAACTCCAACACCTACACCAACTCCTACTCCAACACCTACAGCAGCAACGCCGACACCAACCCCTACTCCTACACCAACAGCAGCAACGCCGACACCAACACCTACTCCAACACCAACACCTACTGCAGCAACTCCTACTCCAACACCAACACCTACACCAACGGCTGCAACACCAACACCAACACCAACGCCAACACCAACGGCTCCAACACCAACACCAACACCAACTTCTACTGTAGCAACTCCAACTCCAACCCCTACTCCAACTCCTACACCAACATCTCCAACTCCTACACCAACCCCTACTCCAACAACTGCAACTCCTACTCCAACACCGACACCAACGCCGACACCAACTTCTCCAACACCAACACCAACACCAACACCAACACCGACACCAACGCCAACACCAGTAGCAACGGCTTCGTTAGCAATTCATTTAGAAGAATGGAATGAATCTCCATCTGCTTTCCTAGATGCTAATATAACAGTAAATGGAACACCATATTTCTTCTCAGGAGATTTTACAGCTAGTGTTGCTGGTAATACAAGTGATACAATTCAATTTCAATTAGCTGAAGATACTCCTTCTAATGTTTGGGGACCTTATACAACAGGTAGTGGTAATTTAATGGTGTATGAAAACAATATTTTAATTAAGAATACATCCTCTTTATACTATAAAAATGGAGGAAGTGTTTATATAAGCGCTCCTATAACATATGGTGCTGGAAAATCTTATGTAATTACAGGATCTGTAAATCCATATTTGTCATCTCAAACTTGTCAAGATTGTAATACAACATATACTTTATCTACAAGTAGCTTTAGCTATGGTAGATATCCAATAATTCCATTATGTACTTCTACATTAACTGATGGTAATATTGTAACATTACTTTATGATGCTTATGGAAGAGAAAATAGATTAAACATTTATAATATAAATGATTTATTAGTTACAAGCTCAGGATGGGATACTGATCCAGGTGCTATATCATTTACTTATACATCTAGTGTATCTCCTTACTATATAATGGCTGAATATCAATCTACTACAGCAAGTATAAGTGATGCATTAGACTTTACAATACTTTGTGATACAACAGCAACAGGAAGTTTATTAAGAACTGGCTTAATAATAGTATCAGCATCTGTTGCTTGTAATCTTAATCCTTCATTAAACGTAGCTTATGTATACTTTAAAGGAGGAGCATCACCTTATGTTTCAGCTAGTTTGTATAAAGATGCTAATGGAAATAGAATTTGGAACACAGATCCGAATAATTATTTATACATTGATAGCCCTGGTAGTCCAGTTGATGGAACTTACTTATATTTAGCTCCTGTTCCTTTAACTAGTGGTTCGTTTATAGCTGTTAAAGATGATACAGGATTTATAATAGAAAACGAACCAATTTTAGATTGTATGCAATTAAGCATGAATTTTATTATAGATAAATTAAGCCCAGCAGCAACAGGTCAGCTTACAAGATATATATATACCCTACAAAACCCAGCTATAAATGTTAATTCTCCATACACCGCAACAGGTTCATATGGTAGTATTATTAATATGGGTTGTACTGGAACTGATGGATCTACATTCCTAGGATGGAGCACAATTTCAGGTAGTAAAAATGCTATTATTTCATCATCAGCATACTTCTCAACTTACTTAACATCTCCAGGAAGTGTAATGTATGCTATAATTGATAAACCAATAATGTCAGCTTCATTCTGTTACTATACTTCAGATCCATTAGAAACGGCAAATTGTGAAGCATGTTTAACTCCAACTACATTATACATGAATACGAGTATTGTATCTTCTAGTGGATTCTATAGTGCATCATGGTATAGTAATAGTGCATTATCAACTAACCCAACAACAGGATACTATAAAGTAAGTGGATCTTTAAATCCAGTCTATTATATTAGTGGTGCGTCTAAGACTCTTATAGGATTCTGTGATGGTACTATAGCAAATTGTCCTTCTCCTTAAAATATTTATATAAAATAATTGAATAATGCCTCTTAGTAATACAACAACATTAACATTTACTCCAAATGATTTTACTTCTAATAGTCAAACAGGGGCGGAGTATGTTACTACTGCTTTTGGTTCTACTACTAATGTAAAATGGGCTACTAAAAATAGAAATATAAATTTAGGTAATACAACATATGGTTATGTTACCTTAGATATTATAGTTACTGGATTAAGTAACGTTAATTTAGCTAGTATTACTTTTCCAAATTCTGCTTTAACTCCATATGCTAAAAGTTTAAATGGTTTATTTACACCATTGCTTCCTGGTCAATTTATTAAATTAAATAGTGGTACTAATAGAATATATGCTATAGTAAACTATGGAAGTGTACTAAGCCCATTCTTTAATATGAATGTATGTTTAGCTAAAAAAGGTGGAGTGATTACTTCGAATGTAAGTGTAGAGATACAGTTTGAATGTACCACACCAATATATAAATACTTAGCAGGAATGCACGTATACTCACCATACGACGCTGCTAATAGCTCAACATTAACAACTTATTTATATTCAGTTACTCCTTCAGGTTCATGGACTGCAGGTACAAATAATATATTTAGTACACCTCAACTTTCACAATATGCTTATCCATATTATTATAATCTTGGTGATTCAATTTATAAAATAGGAACTGAATTAGAAAGATCTTATGGTATTAACAAATTTTACGAAATCGTAAGATATTGGT